CGACACAACCGAACCCACGCCAACCGTCGAGGAGACATCACAAGTGGACACCAACCCAATCGAAACAGTCGTCGAGGCCGCGGCAATTCCAACCGCACCACTTCCCGCACAGCCAAAGCGTAAATTTGACATGCCAACCGCAGCCGAATACTTGGCCGCATACCACATTGGCGGAGAAACATTTGCAAACGTGCAAGCAGCCGCTCGCGAGTTCGCATTGTCAAAGCAGACAGCGTTGCAAGCAGCAGCCGGCGACGTACTCACCACTGACACACCCGGTTTGTTGCCGGTGCCAGTGTTGGGGCCAGTGTTCGACGATCTGAACTACATTCGCCCCGTTGTGTCAGCAGTCGGCGCACGCGCGATGCCAGACGGTGGACAATCAAAAACCTTTATCCGCCCGACATGGACGACCCACACTTCAGCGGGCGCACAATCACCGGAACTTTCCGGCGTATCAGCAACAACGCCAGTGATTGCGTCAAACGTCGTGAGTAAAACCACAATTTCGGGACAGGTCACGCTGTCAGTTCAAGACGTGGATTTCACGAGCCCGGGTGCTATGGACATCATCTTGCGCGATCTTGTCGGCCAATACATGTTGCAAACCGATGCCGTTGCATGTAACGCAATCACCAACGGTGGCACCGCGTCAGGTTCAACATGGACTGTTACCGCAAACGATCCGTCGACCTTGATCGCAGCGTTGTATGACGCAGCGACCGACATTCTCGCCGCGACAAACTTCTTACCCGATCACATTTTTGTCAGCACCGACGTATGGAAGAAACTCGGCTCACAGTTGGACGCCGACAAGCGTCCAGTGTTTGCATACACCGGCGCAGCAGGTCTCATGGGCGTTAACGCTATGGGTAACGGCGCAGTAACCTCGATGAACGTGTTTAACCCGTTTGGTCTTAACCTTGTTGTTGATCGTGCGTTTGCTGAAAACACAATGACCGTTGCACGAGGCGCAGCAATTGAGTTCTACGAGCAAGTACGCGGCATCATGTCGGTCGAAGTACCAAGCACACTCGGTCGCACATTCTCGTACTACGGTTACGTTGCAACCTTTATTGCTGACGGCGACCAAGTAAAAGAAATCGCAATCGCTTAACCCGAAAGGCCAAACATGGCCGAGGAAGCCGCCATTACGTTTCGCTACCGCATAGACGACTATGCGGTAGTGCAACTACTTACAAACGTCAACGTTACCGTCGGCGAAGAAGTAGAAATCTCCGGTGTACCCGGCGGGTTCAACGATTCCGGTGTGATCGTCACCGCGTTACCGCAATACAAATACTTAGGGGTCGACTCCGACGGCGTACTCATGTACGACTACAACGTGCCGATCCCTAATCAGGTTCTCTATCAAAACCCGGGTACCAATGTCGAGTACGGGCCATGCGACCCCTACGGGTCACTGGAATACGCGTACGTTTGCACATGGATCAGCGTCACCGAATTGCAAAACTATTTAGGCATAACGGTTGCAACCACAGCGGAAACGACGTTTCTAACTCAATGCCGCGCAAGCGCCAACTCGTTTTGTTTCCGTCGACGCCGCGAAGCCGGATACAGCGATCAACTAGCAGTGGTACCCGACGAGTCTGTAAAACTCGGGACGATCATGTACGGAGCAGCGTTGTACCGTCAACGCGGCTCTATCGACACGTTTGCAAGTTTTGACTCAATGTCAACCGCGACGATCACCGGGCTAGCGCCGATCATCAAACAGTTGCTCGGCATTGACCGCCCACAGGTTGCCTAATGGCGTGGACTGACTTATTCAACGAAGGCATCGACGACCTAGCGACCACGCTCGCAACGATCTCCGGGCTACGCGTTGTCACCAACCCGAAAGACATCAACCCGCCTTGCGTGTTCATTAACGCCCCGTCAATTGACGCATGGAACTACAACATCGCCAAAATGGAAGTCCCGGTCGACGTCCTAACCCTCGGCCCGGCATCGCTCGACGCCCTACGAGACATACTCGCGATCGTTGCCAAATTGCTCGACAAAAACGTAGCGGTCACGTCAGCAACCCCGGCAGTATTCGAGGTCGGTTCACAGACGTACGCCTCGTATCGTGTTATTATCCCCATACAGGTACAGAAATCATGAGCATTGAATACATCATCGTTAGCCCCCGCGTAGGGGAACCCGGCGCCACATTTACACCGGTTGACGGCGTAAACATTGACGCGCTACTCGACGGCGGGTTCATCACAAAAAAGATTTCCCGACAGCCAAAACAAGCACCCGAAACAATCACCGAGGAAGATCAACTCTAAATGGCTACAAGCACCTACCTTTCATCGCCGGTCGTCACCGTTAACCTTGTCGATCTCTCCGACCAATGCACCGCGGCAACATTGACCCGTCGTTACGACCAACTCGAAGCGACCGCATTTGGTGACACCGACCGCAAATTCACCAAGGGCCTCGAAAACAACGAACTCACGTTGACGCTCTACATGTCATACGCCGCAACCGAAACATACGCAACACTTGCGGCGCTTGTCGGTACACAAACAACGGTGCGTGTACAGCCAGCAGCGCCACCAGACACGGCCACCAACCCCGGGTTTATTTTGACCGACTGTTTCTTAACGGAACTTCCGGTCATTAACGCAACCATGGGCGAACTCTCGACAATTGACATCACATTCACCGGCGGGGTCTACTCCGTCGACGTTTCATAAGGGGCAACAATGGCTACCAGCACTTATCTCGCATCACCCGTAGTTTCAATCGGCGGTAACGATCTTTCCGACCAATGCACCGCAGCAACATTCACGCACCGGTTCGATCAACTGGAGTCGACGTCGTTTGGTGACGCCGCCCGTAAATACGTCAAAGGTCTCGGCAACCACGAAGCCACGTTCACGTTTTACATGTCCTACGCCGACAACGAAACCTACGAGTATCTTTCAACACTCGTCGGCACCACCACCACGATCATTGTAAAACCCGCAACCGGCGCCGAAGGCGCAACGAACCCCGGTTTTACATTGACCGGCGCGTTCCTCGCTGAACTTCCAGTGATCAACGCAACCATGGGCGAACTCTCCACCGTAGACGTCACGTTCACCGGTGGCGCCTACACCGTCGACACAACCCCATAACTAGCCTTTACCCGGCGAAAGGACAACATGAAACTTACGTTACGCGTAGATCAGGGCGAAGGCCCCTACGAAGTCACCACAACGCTCGCGATCATTGTCGCGTGGGAACGCAAATACCGCCGCAAAGCAAGCGACCTCGCCAACGGAATCGGTATGGAAGATTTAGCGTTTTTAGCGTTCGAGGCATCGAAACGATCCAAAGTGGTCGTACCGATCGAGTTCGATAAATTTCTCGACAAACTCGTCGCGTTGGAAGTGGTAGGAGAAGAAGATACAAACCCTACCGAGAGGGAACCTATCGACACGCCCTAGCAGGTTTGCTAGTCGCTACCGGTTGGTGGCCCTATGAAGTAGAGTTTGGTCACGACGATCTAGCGACCGTCACCAAAATTCTTAACGACCAACGAAAGCGACTCTAATGAGCGTACGCGCCGAAATTGAAGTAGTAGGCATCAAAGAAGCGTTACGCGAAATTAACTCGATCGACCGGGCTATGCGCCGCGACATCACCAAAGATTTTAAGCGGATCGGTCAACCCGTCGTCGACGAAGCGAAAAGCATGGTGCCACAACAGCCACCGATTAGCGGTTGGGGTCGCACATGGCGCACCCGATCCGGGTTCCAAATGTTGCCGTGGGACGGCAACGCAGCCGACGGTTTAATAGATACCAAAGTATCCGGCAAACGCCCGCGTCAATTTGCCGGCATGGTACGCGATCTTGCCGTTGTATATATCCGTTGGCGTGGCATGGTAAACACCGTGTTTGACACCGCAGGCAAAGACAAAACCCCGCAGGGTGCGAACATGGTGCGCGGCCTGTCAGCGCGTTACGGCGCGCCTAGCCGTATTCTGTGGCCCGCATACGAACAACACCGCCACGAAGTAGAACAAGAAATACGAGACACCGCCGCCGAGGTCATGGCTAAAATCAACGTTCGACTAGATAAGAGCAGACTTTAATGGCCGTACGCATACCACTCATCACAGATTTTGACGGTCGCGGTATCCAGCGCGCTATGCGCGAATTTAAGCAACTTGAAGGATCAGCAGCCAAAACAAAATTTGCTTTACAAAAAGCGTTTTTACCGGCCGCCGCGGCATTAACCGGGTTAGCCGTCGCCGGCGGTAAAGCGGCTATGGCTGCGATACAAGACGAAAAAGCCCAAGCCCTACTGGCGGGGCAACTACGCCGCACCACCGGCGCAACCCAGCAACAGATAGCCGAGATTGAGAATTGGATCGACGCGCAAGGCCGTTTCCTCGGTGTCGCCGACGACGATCTACGCCCCGTTATCAGCCAACTATCAACAGCGACCGGCAACCTTGCAGACTCCACAAAACTCGCGTCGCTTGCTATGGACATCGCGGCAACAACGGGTAAGCCGTTAGCCCAAGTCAGCGAAGCGTTAGGACGCGCCTACAACGGGCAATACCTGGCGTTACGACGCCTCGACCCGTCACTGTCGGGTCTTATCAAAACGGGGGCGTCAGCCGACCAAGTGTTCGGATCGTTGCAAGAAAAATTCGGGGGTGCCGCACAAGCAAACGCCGAAACAACCGCCGGCAAATACCAAATTTTGCAGGTACGTCTCGGCGAACTACAAGAAACAATCGGCGCCGCGTTACTGCCCGCAATCGACGCACTATTGCCTCTATTGACCGCGTTCGCGAATTGGGCGCAAAACAATTCCGGTGTATTCGTCGCAATCAGCGCCATTATCGGATCGCTAGCCGTCGCGGTGATCGCAGCGAACGCCGCCGTGAAGGCATGGAACTCGCTGACGATTATCACCGCCGGACTGAACGCCAAACTCGGCACATCATTTACACGCCTACAAACAGCGCTCGGCGGGGTCGGGCTCGTACTCGGTGCAGCAACCGCGATCTACATGAGCGTTAAAGGCGCCAAAGACAAACTCAAACAGTCCACCGAAGGTCTTATCGACGTACTGAAACTTGAAGCGGGCGCACAAGAGGACGCTCTAGCCCAACTTGTCGCCACCGACGGCAACACCAAAAAACTCATACAGACACTCGAAAAAGTCGGTTTATCTTTTAACGACGTACGCCAATACGTCGAGACGGGTACCGGCGCGCTCGATCTATCTAACAAACAATTCACCAATCTCAGAAAACAACTCGGCCTGACAACGATCGAACTCGGTGTCATTCTTCAACCGTTGGCCGACATGCGTAAAGCGTTCCTCGACAACGCCGAAGCAGCACGACTAGCCGGCGCCACAATCGCCAACCCATACAAAGGATTCGACGTCGTCAAGTATTACGCCCGGCAAGGCGTCAAAATCGGGGAAACAACAACAGCCACCGCCAAACTCGCCGACACAAGCAGCAAAGCCGCCGACAAAATGCGCGAAGCGTTCAGCCGTGCCCGTGCCGGCATCACTGACGCACTCAACGCAATCATCGCCAAACGAGACGAATACGCCGCCACGATCGCCGACGCCGTGCGCAGTACCGTCAACTTCTTCGGTATCTACACCACCGCAAAAGAAGCCGGCACGACGTTCATGGCGGGCCTTACCGAAAGCGTCGCAAAAGCAAAAACATTTGCTACCCGCCTACAACAACTATTACGCGCCGGGTTATCACAAGACGCCTTAGCGCAAGTAGCGCAAGCCGGGGCAGACGCAGGCGTAGCAATTGCCGACGAGTTGCTAGCCGGTGGCGCAGCGACAATCGGACAAGCAAACGATTTAGTCGCCGCCGCACAAAAGGCCGCCATGGACACTGGCACGCTTGCTGGGGCGACGTACTACAACGAGGGTACCGTGCTAGCCCAGCAACTTACTAAGGGCATCACGGACGTTATTAGCAAATACAAAATTAAACTGTCGTCACCCGGGCTCACCGAAAAGCAATTGAACCGGTTACGCAACCGTTTTGCGCTCGACGTCGACTTTGTTATGAGCCAAGTCCCCGCATTGGCTCAGGGTGGAATTGTGGCATCACCGACGTTGGCACTCATTGGCGAGGCAGGCCCCGAAGCGGTAGTTCCGCTTGACAAAATGGGGCAAATGGGCAACGTCACAATCAACGTAAACGGCGGCGACCCCAACGCCGTCGTCGACGCGCTACGAACCTACATGCGCCAAAACGGATCAGTACCAATTAGGGTCAGCAACCTGTACTAGCCATGCCAACCGCAAACTACGAGTTTCAGTATTACAGCACCAGCCTCGCCGCATGGGTCGACCTTAACGACATGCTTGACTATGACGTCAAAATTGGCCGTGATTTCCAGTTAGACACATACCGCGCCGATACTTGCCGAGTCACATTTTGGCTCACAACCGGTGTGTCGTTTGCTGGCCCCCAATACAGCGTCAAGCCCGGTATGCCAATTCGCATTATCGACAAAACACGCAAAGTTATTTTATTTTGGGGTATTACCCGCGATACACAAGTTGACTACGGCATGCCGTACAACTCGGTGACCGATGTTGGCAATGCTGACCGTTTCACGGTGTATGGCGAGGGTGCGTTAGCCGTGTTTGGGCGTATGTCAGGCGACGGTTATGTCATGGCCGCGGATACGTTGAACGATCAAATTGACACCGCAGAAACGGAGTCGGGGGGCACGATTATTGCGCCGTATGACGCCGCCAGTATTTCAATGGGTGGCACAACGGTCAGCGGTACTTGGGGTGATTGGGTGACGCGTGTTGTGTTGACGTTAAATGACCGTATTCGCCAGTTAGAAGATGAGATCGAGATTGTTTCTAAATACGATTTAGAACCGTTGTCGATGTCGTTTGCAACCGTGGACGGCCCGCTATTTCAACGTTATGACCGTATCGAGTATGAGAGTCTCGCCGATAACTATTACACGCAAGTCATTGTGCAACCCGAGGGCTTAGGTGAAGCGGTCGCAGAGTTAGGGTCAAAACCGTTCAGGACATACACGGTGAACACGGTCAACGCGTCGGTGGCACAGGCCGAGGATTACGCCGATTATTTGCTGGCCAACTATTCGAGTTTGGCGGCAGGGTTATCTATGATTGGCGCCCGGTCAAGTAATCAGGGCACTAATTTTTATTTGGACAACATGGGCGAGGCTGACGGGGTAACAGATTTTTACACGCAAAGCCTTGTCGGGTATTACACACAGGTAGCGTTCCGCACGTTAACGACTGACGTCGTGATCGAGGGTTTAACGATAAGCGGCAACCCTGACGAGCAACGCTTTACGTTCCAGTTTTCGCAACGCGATCTGAACTCGTATTTGATCCTCGACGACGGCACTTTCGGCACGTTAGACAACAACAAGTTAGGATATTGAGTTATGGCTACGCCCCCGGATTTTACTACTGGTCAGGTTTTAACCGCGGCACAAATGAACGCCGTTGGGTTATGGCTTGTTAAAACGCAAACAGTAGGCTCGGCTGTGTCAAGCGTCAGTGTGACTGGCGCGTTTAGTGCCGATTACGCAAATTATCGAGTTTTATATTTAGGTGGTACGGGTTCAGCCAATTCCGATTTGCGTTTACGTTTAGGCGCAACCA